TCATATTCGATCTTCTCAAACGAAGGTCTCGGATACTCAGTCCCGGTGGGTTGTACTGTTTTAAGTATAACTATCTCGGTGTCTGAGTATTCCGGGAGATCCGGTTCGAAGATGTCGACAAATCGACTTCTATAACTTTCAGTAGCGGCTGGATCCAAAATAATATGGTCTTGGTACAGCAGGTCAATGATTTCCGTATAGAGTTGGTCATTATCAGTGCCAACTCGATGGATCATCGCATGACCTGCCGCACGTCCAGCTTCCGTGAAAAGGAAGTCAGTCGAGGCGAGGAAGTCTCCCGAATAGAACCGATGCTTTGATGCAAGGTCATTCGGGAACGTGTAATTGCGTTCCTCGTAGGTATTAGGACAGATGGCACGAAGTAACCGTGTCCCAACATAACCGATTTGCTCACCAAGTATTTGGTTATGCCATTCGGGAATATTGGGTAAGCGGAACTTCGCACCACGTTCAGGGATCACCGTCATTGCCCATAAGGGCTGACGATGCTTCTTCACTTCGCGCGCGATTGTAATCGCACATGAAAGAAGGTAAGAAGAATCTGAACGCTTCGCGTCGTTAAACGCAAGAATCTGTTCATAAAGAAACTTATTGTGGTCAATGTTCTCACAATCGTCGCTCCGGGTGTAAGCCCGTGGAGAGATTTTAAGAAGTTGGCTACTAAAAAGATCTCGACCACCTTTCGACCGAGGGAATTCGATCGTAGATTTGTTCGAGACGAATGTAGGGCGTGAGGAATCGGTGAAACGAATCCCATTCAAGGAATCGTAGCATCGATTGTACCACACGTGGAACTTATTAGGACCACGTTCAGCGAACAGCCCGGGCATCCACTCTCTGATCGGTTTGATCGGAGGAGTAATGGCTGGTAAGGCACGTCTCATACTGTACAAAATGTACAGCTCCTGGCACTCAATCAAGCTAGATGGGGCGTCATGGAGGAGACGATTAAGGGCCTGATCCGATATCTCTTTAACCAGAGAAATAAGATCTCCCGACTGTCCGAGCGGACAAGTTGGGGGGAGCCCGGCCAATTGGGCTCCAGTGGTGATCACTTCTGTAATCATGCATTGGAGCCTAATTTCGTTTTCATCGTCGCTCCGTTCAACAAACGGAGGTACAAACCCATTGGTTTGTAGAGGCTTAACCTCCCGACGAGGTAGAATAACAGCGCGTCTTGGTCTTAGGCTGATAATCTCCCTCACCGGGAGGCTATCTAGTTTAAAAGCTGAGCACGCAGGGATTCGACAGTTTCAGAGGAGGGGATTTCGATCTTCCCCTTTTTGTAATACTTCCGAGCCTTCTGTAGATCATAGAAGCCCCCACCAAGAGTCTTTTTAAGAGCATCAACCAGTGGATTCTTTTTAGATCCGCCGGAACTGTCGCTCTTGCGACTCCTGGGTGAGGTAACAACCGTCCAAGAATCTCTTTCATGCTCGTACTTGGTAAGTGCCAGTTCATACTGATACTTTTCCAATTGTTGAGCATATGTGAGATCCTTCTCAGACGGCTGAAGAAAGGAAGGCTTTGGGGGAGGGGGGAGAATAGGGGGACTTGCTTCGGGTCTTGGTTGACGCGGAGTTTTGTCTCCTTTCTCTCTCTCCTTCCCTTTCTTGCCTGAGTGATTCGGAGAAGTTCGATTGTGTTGGTCAAGACCTTTTCCAGATTTGAACACACGTTTGCATTTCTTGCATTCGAATTTTTCCTCACTCTCGGCTTGAGGAGTACTACCGGCCACAATCTGAGCCGCAGTTTTCTTCTCCTCAATCTTTTTCTCCCTCTTCTTCTTTTCAGAAGACTTAGGGAGAATATCCTCACGGGATAAGCGAGAGGCCACGGCAATAGCCGAGCCATAACCGAGTCCGGTGAGTTGGGTTGTCACCTCTGGTCCAATCATTGATGAATTGGGCGATGTAACACCAAAAGATGCCAGTCGCTTTACCAGAAAATCAACAATTTTCTCAGGAAGTGAGGCGGCAGAAAGGGTCGGAGCGCCGGATTCTCGCTTCGCGAGATATGCGGTGAGTTCCCGATCCTTTACCTTCTGTGAACCAATGATTCGGAGCGGATGAAAATGTGTAACGATCTTCTCAGGTTGAACCGGAGTCGAAAGAACACGCTCGCCACGGTCAATATGACCGTCGACATACCTCGTGCTATGCACGATACAAAGAGTCGGCACAGGGTCAACAACATAAGAGTTTGTACCTGGGCAATGAAGACCCCTTGTAAGGAGCATGTCATGGGCATTCGCAGGGAGAGTTGACGGAATAGACGATTGTCGGAATTGCAAAGTCCGAACATCCTCGTCTATAACGCAGGTTCTTCCAAGTTTCATCGCTTCACC